TCAAGCACTGGGAAGTCGCCGGCGTACTCAAATCCAACCGTAGCGATGAATCGCATGATGGGCTCTACTATGGAAGCGTATGCGAGGCCGAACACGCCAACCCACATAGCGGCGGGGCGGGGGCCAGCAATAAATAAAGAGCCGCTCTTGGCCTGCTCCCTGTTCACATCAATCTGCGCGAGTTGCAGCTTGATGCCGTTCTCCATGGCGAACTTTTGGAACTCGATATCGATCTTCTTGGCTTCCATCAACTGCTCTGAGGTCATACCTGACAGCGTCTGCTTGATGCCTTCCACGGTCTTGTCCGAGGCGCCGAACTTCCCGGCAAGCCATTCTATACCGCTGCCAACCAGCCCGCCGGCCGGGCCGCCGAGAAACGATCCGATTGCAGGTAGTGCTTTCATCCAGTCCATTATCGTTTCCCCTCATGTTCGAGTGAGTAGTGATTTCCATCACCCGAGCCAAACCGACCGCCCCAACTCCCGCCGATCGACTCCCAGTATTCACCCAACGGGGCATGGTCCTCGGTGGCTTGCATGTACACCCCGTCCTTGAACAGGTTGAGGTCAACTGCCAAACGGATCTTGTGACACGATGCTTTCTTACCATATCCGCCGGGGGCGCCCATCTGGCCGTGCAGCCGTGGGTCGCGGTAGGCGTCGCCGAACGTGAGTTCGTAGCCGTGCTCGTAGGCCCAGATGATCAGGTCTGCTACCATCCGGGTGAATTTCCGTTGCTTATTACCTAGAGTCATTTGTCTATCCTCCTTAATGCGATACTGCAAACAAAAGAATAAGGATGAACAAAACGATCAACGCCGTGTGATTGATCTTTCGCACTGTCATTTGTCTGCCTTCCCATCCAGCTTGGATTCAATTCGGATCAGCGTTGCTTCGATCCGGCTACCGAACGACACAAAGTCGTCGCGGCGCATGTATATACTTGGCATGGCGTTTATGCGGTCGTGGATCTCGCCGTCCGAGTGCCTCAGTTCCTTGACGGCATCATAAATTGACCTCAGCATGGCGCCACCCAGAAGGCAGATTATCCCGATAGCTGCGTTGAACAAGACCTGTGGTTCCATGACTGCTCCTTTCGATTATTGTTTACTATCTTCCACCTCGCCCCACTGCAACGACATCCAGTATGCGTACCAGATAACAACGCCAGCGAGCAGATACCATTCCAGCGGGTACATGATCCAGCCTGCAATGGCGACGAGCGCGAAGTCTGCGGCCAAGCCGAGCTGCGGCCCGAGCTTGCCTATCAGCCAGCGGGCGAGCGACATCGTTTCCGTCCCGCCTTTCCTGACAACGATGTAATGGGTGCTCCACCAGTCGAACAGCTTCAGCGCCAGCAACGCAGCCGCTAGCCAGATTTGCGGGTACAGCAGCCCGGCGTCGAGCGGGGCGCGTAGGATGTCATTCATCTTTCGGTTCCTTGTCTGCCAACTGCTTTTTCAGTTCCTCGATTTCCTTCTGCGCTTCGGCAAGCAGCTTCGACGCAGCCGCGAGTTGCCCGGCTTGCAGCACGCGCTTGCTCGTAAATGCAGCAGCTATCTCTGCCGCACAGTCGGCGGATTCTTTCAGCATTGCATCTGCGTCTAGGTTCATCGTTTTAACACGCGAGATGACCGCCAAAATATGTGCCGAGAAACGTCGCGTTCCCAATGATATCGACCACATCCCCAGCACCATTCGAGATCGTTAAGACCACGTAGGCCGTGTCACCTGCGCCCATTTCCGCAAGCACGGAAATGTCGAGCGTGTCAGCGGTTTGATTAGTTGACGAATTTATCCTGCTGGTCTGATAGGTTCTGTTCGACGTAATGATTCGCAATATTAACGATGTCATCGCAGTTGTTAAACCGGAGAATCGCACCTGCGCGGATAGCCAATATTTTCCAGCAACGGGCGCAGTGAACGTATTCGACGCGAAATTAGATGCTTGGTCGAATACCTCTGTGTCGAACGAGATCGTCGCCGCCGAACCGGCGCCCGTTACGTTTGACACGCTGGAACTCAGATATGCCAAGAATGCGGGCTGTGCCACAGCGGTAACTCTGGCTTTGAACGCCACATTCCCGCTCGCATCGCACGTCGGGCTGTTGGCGTCGTCGATCAGAAGGCCGCCGGTAGAGGCGCGGGGCATCCTTCCTGAGACGAGGGCAGCGGTAGAACCGGAGAGTACTGCACTAGCTGGCGGCAGCGTCATCGTTCCGGTAGCTTCAGCCGGAGCGACTACATCAAGGCTTCCGCTTGTCGATCCGTGCAGTGTAAGTTTAGACGCCATTAAAGTATCTCCAAGACGCCCTCGGCGTCAACGGTTCCTTCTGCATCAAAGGGGCCTGATGTAACGTAGCAGTACCCTGCCGGGATGGTCAGGGTCTCGCCGGTTGCTACTGACATTTTCTGCACCGCCGGCACGTCAAAAATGTCTCCGACAGGTATCTCCTGCTTGCGACCTGTGACAATGACGAGGGGCTTCCGGGCGGTCATGATTACACCAGAACGACGCCATCGTCCGGCTCGAACGTGAGTTCCGTGGTACTGACCGCCCGACCGATGTACTGCACGACATTCCCTGACCCAGACGGCGGGGTTGTCGCTACCACGGCACCAGCGGTCGTATCGAGGTAATACCTGGCACCAAGCGTCAAAGATGTCAGTTGAGTGTTGGTGCCTTCGAAGTACACCAGCGCGGCGGCTGGCGCAGTTACGCCTGCGAGAACGAAGCCGTCGGCCTCCTTACCCGCCGCCGTTGCGTCAGCTTTACGTACCTTGATCGTGCCCCCGTCATCCCACACGTTGACGAAGTTCCCCGCAGACAGACTCTCCGACGATACGATGGACTTGTTATCGGCCACAACGCCGATCGGCATGACCGTGGTATCAAGGCGTCCTGTGGAATCGAGCGCAGGGATGTCGCCGTCGTTGCCTGCACCAGCAGAAGTAACGACGCCTGCGATCTCGGTCTTGCGCCCCGCCACCAATCTGAGAAAAGTTTTCGCTGCCATGTTCTGCTCCTTAAAGCGTTACCGCATCGTCAACATCAATGAACAAACTCGTCGCGGTCAACGGGAACCCGATGCGCTGCACGAACCCGCTGGTCGGCACCGTCTGCGTCAGGAGCCCTGTCAGGCCGAGGAACACCGGCTCATCCAGAGTCCATGTCCATGAAGGCTCGACTAGCTCACCATACGTGCGGATCGTAGCGTCTGCCGTCGCACTCGCCGCGCCTGTAGTGACGCCGAGCACCTTATCGCGGTGAGTCAGGATGCTGCTGTCGGCGTAGATCGCCTCGCCCGAACTGTTCAGCACCACAGCGCGGTGCCCGCCAAGTGACACCCCCGCCGTCTTGGTGATATTGGAGTTGCCATCTGACCCATCAGCCCCGGTCGCGCCGGGCGGGCCTTGCTCCCCCACCGTCACGATCTGGATGTCCCGCACTTGGTCGACGATGTGGTCCTCGTCGTCGATCGTCACCACGTCGATGGCGGGCGACTCAACTACTACCGGCTGCGTGGCTTCGGTAGTAACAACGTCGATATCCGGCTGCGGCACCGCCACAACGCCGGGATCGGGGACTGTTACGACCTGTAGTTCTTCACTCATTACCGTGTGACCTCTGGGAGTACCGTTACGTTGCCCTCAAGCAGCCGGGTCACGACGCCGCCATCCGACACGAGTTCGAGGTCGTAGACCCCACTCGTGAAGTCGTAGGCGGCAGTGTCCGTGGCCGAGATCGTGATCGTGACGGTGTGCTCGGTATCATCTAGCGTGATGCCAGCGGACGAAGTCAGAGACTCCAGCGTGTCCGTCGCGTCGGCGGTTGCGCGGATTTGCATGCGCGCTGTGAACGACGCGAGGGAAACCGGGGTGTAACTGACCAAGAAGCCCCCGCTGGTGTACGCGGTGTAATTGGAGCTATCCACGTCGTTGAACGTGATAATGTTCTCGTCGGTCAGCGTTACCTTATGGAAGTCGGACGAACGCGGAGGCCACGACTTACTGTTGATCTGCCGCATGCCCTGAACGCCCGTCACCGCGGCTCGCCAACCCGCCTTGAGTCCGTGTGCCGTGGATGTGATGGCAACCGGCGCGGCCTTCGTGATGGCCGTGATCGCAGAATAAACGAACGGCGCCGACTCCCAGCGCAGGATGCGAGAGAAGGTCTCACCTTTACGAATAACGATGTCGGTCATAGCGATAGGCCCTTCATTGTATTATAACATTTATTCCACTTCACCCGCGATGCTGCTACCCCGCAGCGCACGAGGCATCAGGGCCAGTGTCCGGGCGTTCAGTGGGAGCCCCGCCAGCATGATCGCACGCCGCGTCGCCGCCGGGTTGGGCATCATTCGCATCTCTGGGTTCGCATCGTTCCATGCCGCCCGGGCTTCGTATATCTCCCGCACCTTATCGCTGTCGCCTTCGCGCAAGGCACGCACCAGTTGGTTCTGCAACTCTGCACCCGCCTGACTGTAGAAGGCGTTGCGCTGCTTATCGAGCGAGTCCATGTCGTACATCTTACTGACCACGCCGGATGACACCCCCATCGCCTGAAACAACGCCGACATGCCAGAGACATCCGTGACGTTGTTACCGCGGGCGTCCTGCGCGAACCCGCTCTCGAACTGCTCGTACCCCTTGATCGCGTTCCGAACGGCGACCGGCCCGCCGGCCCGCAGCGCGGCCATGACCTGATCGAAGTCGCCCTTCAGCACCCCGCCGACGAGGTTGGGGATCTGCCCGCCTACGGACACGACCATCGAGATCGGGGCGCCCAGAAGCTGTTCTGCCAACCGGGCGTAGTCCGTGTCGGCCGCGCCAAGGCGGGTGCCGGGGAGCATGTCGCCCATGCCGACGCGCGTAGCCATGTTGGCGTTCATCCAGTCGTTGATCAACCCGCGCAAGAACAGGTTCGACAGATCGACCCCGACCATCGCTTTGCTCGCATCCTTGATGATGTTGCGCATCGCCCGCTTGACCTGAAACGGCGAGCCGAACACCTTCTGGGAGATCACGTCGATCAAATCCATGATGTCCTCGGCGAACGGCAAACCCTGCACCCCGGTCAGCGCCACGAGCCCGGCCAGCGCGTACACCGCTGACTTCGGGTTCTGCTTGTACATCGTCTCGATCATCTCCACCATGAACAGCGGGAAGGACTTGAACATAAAAAGAAGGGAGCCGATCGGGTGACTGGCGATAGCCGGGCGGTTGACCGGGTCGTACCGGTTGTTCGTCTCGTCCACCGCGTTCTTGGCGAAGTCATACAGTTCCTTCCCGCCAAGCCGCCGGGGCGCTGCGTAGGTTCCATCGGCCTGCTTCAACGCCACGCCGTCGCCCTCGGTAGCGATGCGCCACGCCGCGATAAAACTCGCGATCCGGCTGGTGTTCTCGCCGAACTTGAAGGGGGCCATCCACACCTCCATCGCACGCTGCACCGTGCGCGACTGCGACAGCATGCTCCCCCGGCTGATGCCCATGATCTGATGAATCTCGGTCGACGCGGTCGTGCCGTCGCGGTGCGCGGCGATCAGGGCTTGGCGCAGTTCGGGGGTCAGCCCCTCGATCGGCTTGTCCAGATCGCGCAGCGTGTTGATGTCGCGCAGCGGGATTGACTTGCGCAACGTGTACTGCCACGACGCCAGCGTGGTTGAGAAGGCGTTGCCGTAGGGCGTGTGCTGCGACAGGTAGGGCAGTGCGTTCAACGGCACGGCGAACATCTGCACCACCCCCCCGCCCAGCGACCCGCCGATGAAGAACGACATGGCCGCGGCCTTCAGGCGTGTGGAGAGTACAGAACTGTCCTGTGGGGTGAGCACCATGTCTGCCCGCTTGTCGGCGAGGTCGCGGTAGAACCCGGACTTGGCACCGTCCTCCGCCCACAGGTCGCGCTCCATGTCGATCTTGACTGCTGGTGCCCCCGCCTCGTCGATCCCAGCTTCCACCGGCCGGCCGTCAAGCGCGGCGTTCACCGCCGGGGAGAACTCTGCATGAGCGATGCGACCCGCCATCCCCGTGACGAACTCGTTCAGCACCCGCCAGCCGTCGCGTGAATAGCCGGGGATGTTCTGCCGACGCATCAGGCGGTTGCGGCGAATGGAGTCCGCGGACAGCAGCGCGCGAGAGAGCTTCTCGATCTCGGACTGGGTGAGTTTGATCCCCTGCCTGCGGGTCAGGTCGAACACCTGCTGGATCGACAGGTCGGTGTCACGCTCGGCTGAGTGGCGGATACCCTGCTCGACACGGATGGCGGCGCCAGTGCGCTTGATTTCGTCTTGGTACTGTAACAAGGACCTCGCGGCCCCCGCCCCTGACTCATGACCTTCCAACGCAACCGTCACTGACTTGGTAGACCCATCAGGCAGCGCCACGTCCACAAGGACACGAACGGTGTGGTCCCCGAAACGCCGCAGCGGGACGTACCCGTTGTCGATCAGCCCCTGCACGGATGCCCCGCGTTCGGTCTGCCACGATTCGAACTCCTTGGGAGTCATGTACTCGCGGAACCGCTTGGTCTCGGCGTCGAACTCCATACGGAGGAACTTGGCGATGATCCCCTCCTCGTTCGCGGTCCCGGCGACCTGCTCGAACATCTTGCGCTGTGCAGGATTAAGCGGCGTATACAGGTCGTTGAACTCCTTCGACCCCTTGAGGAACCCGCCGATGGTGCGCTTCAGAAGCGCGTCGAACGTCGTGATGCGATCATCCTGCGTCGCTGCGTGCCAAGCGGACATCCCGATCTCGGAACCGTCCACGACCAGCCGCTCCTTGAACCGCTCCTGCGCGGCGAGGGCACCGAGGGCGTTCTTGTACCCCTTCGACGACTTGCCGATGTAGTTCCCGGTCGAGATGTAAGTGCGAGCACGCTGGAACGCGCCGACCGACTCCGTTCCGAGCGCCTTGACCATGTCGCGCGTGGCCGGTAACTCCGACTTCGCCTCATCCATCATGCGGGTTACGGCGGCGAAGTACTGATCCTGCTCAAGCTCCCCAGCCTGGAACCGCGCAGTCATCTCCCTCATCGCCGGGATGGCAAGGGCGGGGGGCAGGTCAGCAGTCGCGCCGCGGGAGAACAATGGGATTCCAGCGGCTGCGCGGTCGGCCAGTTCGGGGGTGAGGGTGAAGGCGGGTTGGATTCGCTTGCCTTGCTTGTCCCCAAGGATGTACGCGCGCGGGGTTCCGTTATCATTAATCTCCGCGTTCAGTTCCACAGGGTTACTTACACCAGTCTCCTGCCCGTGTTGATTCACCAGATAAACCTCGCCACCCTGCCCGAGAATAGACCGTACCACGCTCTCGTTCCACTCGCGTTGTTCGTTGGCGCTAGCATCATGATCCAGACTGATATCTACCGTTCCCACCTTCCCCCCGCCCAGCTTCCGCAACACATCGTTGGTGATATTCGGAACCATCTCATCATAGAACTTCTTCATTCCCTCCCTACGCGGCAACGAAGTTCCAGCGTCCTCCTTCTGCATCCGCTCCCAGACACGGTCAGTAACCTTATCTATTGCCTGTTGGTTATTCTCGCGCGACAACACCCTAGATACTTGTGCGCGCAGATCACCCTTGGATAGTACCTGAACCCCACGTTCTTCTTTCAGGATACCGCGTGCTCTGGCCTCGCCTTCGATGTCGATGCCGCCAGCGTTTCCGCCATGCTGCTCAGAAGCATGCACCTTCCACGTTGGTACAGACGCGCCCTTCTGCCGTTCCCACGCGATCAGTTCACTACCGTAGCGTTCGAACTGCTGCTCGCCCGTCGTCCACGCGACCTTGTCGAACCCGTTCTCGGCGGCGTAGCGGATCATGCGCTTCAGGGAGAGGGCGACCCATGCAGGGGTTGAAGTTACGAAGGGGGCGGTGGGGATTGTACCCGCTTTCATGTTCACTTCGTACCAACGGTTGCGAAGCTCGACTGGTACTCCAGCATCGGTAAGTTTGTGCACCGATGTATTTTCATCTAGCACGACACCGTACTTGAGCAACTCCACGTTCAAAGTTTTGGCTGCGTCGCTGTCAACGAACCCCTCCTTCTTCCCCTTCTGCGCCCAGTCGGATTGAATCTCCTCGATGAACAGCACGCGCTTGCCCTCTGCGTCGGTGCGCTCGTTGAACCGGATGTGCGCGAGGATGTTCGGCTGGTCGAAGTGGGAGGAGCGGAACTCGTTATTCGGACTCCTATTTTCCATACGACTAAGGACGCGAGCCGCCAAAATCTGTGCTTCAAATACGGTGGGCGCGTCCCTGCGAAGCACGTTTATCTGGTGCCTGCCTGCCGTCGCGACCCATATATCCTTGTTTCGCGGCTCGGTAATTTCCACTTCGTCTGGGTGTAACTCCTGCTTTGCTTGGTCTTGCGGCGGCAACCTCAACAGCAACTCGCGATAGTTCTGGCCACCAGGGAGTTGGTAGGAGGCGAATTTTGGCGTCCCTTCAGGTCGCGCAGCGATTGACTCCCCGCCCGCGGTTCGAATATACCGACGCTGATCGGCCTGCGATAAGTCATCCCATACGTGCCCTTGCGCCTCTGCCATGCCGCGACCAGCCCTCTCGGCTGCAGCAGTTTCGCCCAACACCGTCTCCTCCACCCGCACCCCGTTCTCGCCGAGGAACGCCAGCACCTGATCCTTGGTGACCTTCCCCTGCTGCAAGTCGAGAAACTCGTTCAGCCCTACCGCGTCGAGTTCGACTTGCTTCACCGCCCCCTTCGCGACGAGGCCCTTGATCTGGTCCTTCCACCCCTGCACCGACGCAGCCTTGGTGGGTAGCACATCGATAGCTTTGGTCAGGGCGGAGTAGTACCAACCTTGCTGGTTTGACTCAGACGCCAACACAGCTTCCGCCCCCCCATTATTCGTCTCCCTCTCCGCGAACTGACCGCGATCCAGCGCGGTGAAGATGTCCTCCATCGAAGTGAACCCCAACCCGCGCACGAGGTTCGCGATGCGTTCGAAGAACTGCTGCAACTTCTGCCACGCACGAAGGAGTGGGCCTTCCGCCTGTAACTCCCCCCGCCGCCAGAACTCGTAGGCATAGGCCCGCGCCTCGGCAGGGATGGCGGTCACTTCGTCGGTCAGGGTGGTGCCGTTCTCGCGGTCGTACTGCTGCAATTTCTGCACCAACTGCTGCCTTATTGGCCGCGATGGTTTGAGCGCGTTGGTGATGATCTGGACCTCGGCGTCTTTCAGTATGAGACTCTCCGCCGCGTGGTAGCCTTCGTGGTCGGCGATGGACAGTTCATCCTTGGCGTTCAGCGCCATCGAGATTACGGCCTTCGCCGTGTCGACGCGGGTGAACGACCCGATGGGCGACCCCGGCGTTGCCATGAAGGTCTTCATGATCAGACCCGAGCGGTCACCCAGCATCTCCTTGATGCGGTTGCGGAGCTCCGTCCCGCGGGCACGCCACGCGCGGTTGAACTCCTCCACTGCCGCGAACTTCGCGGGTTCGGGGAGATTGTCGAACTCGTCGGGCGTTAGGGCGGCTCGGGATTCGCGGGCCGTGATTTGTTCCTGATGGGCAACGACAGCATCGCGCAGCGAGTTGGCAGTACGATTACTGTCGCGCGACGAAACGATGTTCTCTGGCTTCAGTAATGCAGCACGAATAGTGAACCGCTCGCCATTCTTGTCGTATCCGTGGAAAGTTGTTTTTGTAACCGGGTCACTGAACCCCGATATGTGCATCCCGTCCAAGCCATCGCCTGCTAGATGAACAGGGTTCTTGAAGAAGCTCGCGTATCCCGCCCTCACATCGGTCGTAGATTGTTCCTTCATGAGCGACGGCTTGATTGACACTCCCGGTCCCATCGCCCCCTTCGACAACTGCGTCTGCTTGAACCTCGGCATACGGCTCTCGCTGTCGCGCGTGCGGAACCACAGCAGTTTCTCGTACTGGTGCTGGGTCAGCTTACCTTCGATCGCGCCTTGTTCGAGGTTGGACCACTCCGCGCGTTCGACCGGGGAGACGGGGGTTGTTACGGCGCCTTTGGAAAATTGTGTGCCTGTTTCTCCGCTGACAGCAAGATCGCCGCCAAAAGTCGGGCGCCCGGCGTGCATGCGATAACGGCTCCCATCAGGGCGATCGTAGAGAACCTCACCAGCAACGTTCTGCCCAACGCTGGTGTCACTTGATGGCGTTACCGTCTCTCGTCCGCTACGCAATTCACCCGACTCAATCTTCCCCGCGATCCCGGCCGCCAAAGTCTCGGCGTCCTCCTTCAGCATGCTCCCCCGCACGGCTTTGAACACCCACCTTTTCGCAGCCTCGGCCTTCGTTGCTGTCGAACTCGGAAGCCGCATCGCGCGTTCGACTTCAGAGTTCACGGTCTCAGTAAGTTTGGCCGTAGTCTTGGCCACATTGACCTTGCGCTTCGACCCCTTGACTTGACTGTCCACTTTGACCTTGACCAAGGTGGCGATGTCCTCCGCCGTTGCAGCGGCGATCCGGCCCTGCCGCAGTTCGGTCTCGGTGGGCGGCAGGTTCACCGCCCCCTGTTGTTGCAGATAGGCTTGTGCCTTCTGCACCGCCTCCGAGCGGAACTTCTCCTGTACGGCGGCATGCTCTACATCCCCGAGGTTCAGCGACGCGATGGCCTGGTCGGGGGTGACGCCCGGCTGGCGCGACGCGATGGCTTCCTTGGCGAGCGCGTGGGTGTCCAGCGCGGCTACCGTATCAGGGACGCTACTTTCCGGGGCGGGCTGTACCGCTGGCGCTACGTCAGTGGGGGCTTCGGTCGCTGCCGCGATAGCTTCTGCTGCCGGGTCTGAAACCGGCGGCACTTGTTCAGAAGTGCCTTCATTTTGCAACGAACTTTCGAAACCTGCAAGTTTGGCGCCAATGTCAGCAACCGCTGAACGGGCGGCAAAGACTGAACCCCCGGCAGCCTCCAACGCGGCTTTCGTCGATTCCACAGCTTTCTGCGCAGCTTTCTTTTCGGCAAGGATAACATTCCGTGCCCGGCGCGTGCCCGGCGCGGTATCCTTGGCTGCGACATTTTCTGCCGTCAACGCGTCCCGGCGGGCAACAGCTTCGTCGTGCGCCGCCTGAGCCTGAGCCAACGCAGGCTCCAGCGTAGCGAGTTGTTCCGTCGCGGTAGCGTGCTCCGCCGTGAGCGACGCGAACTGCTCCTCGGGGGTAACCGGCGGGATGGGTGTACCCAAATCGGGTACGTTCGTACCCAAATCAGGTACGTTCACGTCCAGCGCTTGTTCACGATTCGTGGACGGACCCGTATCCTGAACGTCGCCTCGCGCGCCATGGAACACGCCGGCCGCGCCGCCCAGCGTCCCGCCAGCCAGTGCACCAATCGTTGCGGAGTTGATGTAGCCCGATATGGCTTCCGGGGTGTCAAGCGCCTGCCCCGCCGCCGCCCGCTCAATGAACGTCTGCGTGAGTTCCTGCGCGCCTTCCAGTGCGCTCACCTTCGGCGCGCGGCGGGCGACCTCGCTGACCACAGCGCCAACACCGCCCTTGCCGATCTTGCGCGCGGCGGGGAGCAACGCTCGCAGGGCTGGGGGGAGAGCGATGAAGTCAACCGCGCCTGCTGCGGCACCGCCTACCAACGCACGAGTGGCGGGGTCTTCCACTCCCGACTCCAACGCTTCGGGGTAGATACTGCCCGCCTCCACCGCCACGTCGGGGACAACCGCGCCGGTGTACATGCCTGCCGTCTTGGCCGTAGCCGCAGCGGCCGGGGCCATCGCGCGGCCTGCCAGCGCACCCAGACCACGTCCAGCGATGCCGCCAATCGCCATGAGCGCGAGACTTGGTACTGCGCTGCCGACGCCCCACTTCGCGAACTCCCACGCCCGCGACGGGTCTTCGACCACATCCTCGACGCGCATGGACTGCGACGCCGCGATCTCGTTCTGCGCGGCGACGTTCTCAAGCGCGGCTTGCTCAAGGTCTTGGGCGACGGGCGCGACAGCATCGGGGAGTATGTTGGCCGCGCCTCGGGCGGCGAGGGCGCCTGCGCCATAAAGTGAGGACTTAACCCCGGCCATGCCGGCTCCCAGCCCGCGTTTGAAAGCCCCCGGTTGCGCGGGTGGTTCTACCAGATTGTCAATCAGCACGTCACCTATGGGCGGGCCGAAGGTCAGCGGTTCGGCCATTTACTTCCCGCCCTGTGCCCGCTTCACTTCCGCCGGTGATGCCTTGCGAATAGGCTTGCCATCTGGTCCCATGATGTAGAAATTGTTGTCGCTCCCCTTCGCGATGGACGCTTGCGACTGGATCGGCACCCGAAGTGCTGCACCAGCCCCGGGGCCGCTTCGCTGGAACAAAGGTAGTGTCTTGCCTTCCGGGTCCGGTTGTGCCATAAGCGACTCTGAGAAGGTCGGGCTCTGTACCGCGGGGCCGCCAACGTACGATACTGCGGTAGGGTCATCGGGTGCCCTCATCGCTGCGGCAAGGCGGAGTTGCTTCTCCTGTGCTGTCAGTGCATCCACCATCGCGCCCGGACCTTTTAGCGCGAGTTCAGCCTGCTTAGTCTCAGCGGTAAGCCGGTTGCCCTCGCGCGTGACTGCGGCGGTGCCCTGCGCAGCCTCTTGGGCAAGCAGCGAGTTGTACATATCGATGGCGTTCTTCTTCTGGTTCGTAGTTGTGGCCCCCCTGATCGCGGCCTCGGCGTCGGCCTTCAACGCGGACTGCGCGTCTTGCGCTGCTGTCGCTCCCTGCCACGTCCCGCCACCCTGTTGATAGCTTGATCGCACGGCATCCCAGTCACCCCGGTCCGCAGCAGCTTGGCGGGCGGCCGATAATCCGGCAGTATCCGCGCCTCGGCCTGGACCGAACGTGCCGCCCGGGCCTACTGGTATGGTGGACACTCGATTCTGCACAGGTGCTCCCACCGACCCCGGCGACGTGCCCCGGTCTGTGTAGGTTACCTTCCCCGTGACTGGGTCCGTCACCTTTATAATTCCTGCTCCCGGGCCAGCGGAAGTACCCGCTGTGCTGGGAGTCGTAGTGGCCTGACCGAAGTCAACCGGCGTCGGCCCGATAGCGTTGTCTACCGCGCGCACTTGGGATTGGAACCCGCGGGGGGCGGGGGCAGCGGCAGGGGCAGCGGCAGGGGGTGTAGCAGAACTGCTCCCACCACGAAGGGACAATAGGAAGTCAGCCAGTTTGCTCGCACCATACCCACCGGCAGCAGCAAGCGGGACCGACATTAACCCGGCCCCCGCAACAGCCCCCATTCCGGCACCGATCCCCGTCATACCAGTGCGGAACATCCCCTCACCAACACGGGTACCGACATCCAATTTTGTTGCAGCGGGGTCAGCAGCCACATCTGCGACGCCAATCGCCTCTGGTAACGCCGTGAGCACTGCACCAGCGACCCCGCCCGCTGCGCCACCAGTCGCCCATGAAGGAATCACCCACTTCACACGAGATAGCGCGTCGGGTATCGCACCCAGCCCTTTGCGAACCGTGGGGACTTCTGCAGCCAGACGACTCAGTACCCCCGGCTTCGGTGTTGCCTTACCTGTCGCTGCGGCAGGGGCGGCAGGGGCGGCAGGAGCAACCGGTGCTGTAGTTGGCGCGGCACCGGCACCACGAGCCCGAAGTTCCGCCTGCCCCCGCACCCAATCCTGCGCCTGTCTGGTCATGGCGGGGTCCGCCCCTGATGCGGGGCGCTGCGCAGAAAACCAATCGTCGGGTATTGCAAACTGGGTTGCCATAATTACTCCCTTATTCCGCGATGGACGACAACGCGGTGATAGAATTAACTGCCCCGCCGACCAGCGCCTGATAGTACCCAGACCCGGCCTTCGCAGCGGCGCTTCGCGTCTCGGCCGACGCGACGAGGGCTTGCAGCATCAGCTTGGCGTCCTCGACCGCGAGCTTGGCGTTCTCCACGTTGCGACGGAACTCAAGGTCGGCGCCGAACACATCAAGGCGGCGGGCCTCAGCCATCGCGTTTGCCTTGGCGCTTGCGCCTTGCACCTGCGCCCCATACACCCGGACGTTGGCATCGATCGTCTGCGCCTGCGCGTCCACGTCGATCTTGTACGCATCCATCTGCGTGCGGTACACAGCGACAGCGTTGGCCGCTGCTTCGATCTGCCCGCGCAACCGGCTGATAATGATCTCGTTCTTGGACTTCGCGGCGTCGACCGCGGTGGCGTACGCCCCAACCTCGGTCTTGTAGATATCGGCACGCACGGCCTGCCCCCGCACCGCCGACTCGAACATCTGAAACTCCGATGTTTTGGCCTGCACCTTAGCAACGTAAGCGTTCACCAGTTGGGCGAAGGAGTCGATGCGCAGTTTCTCTACCCCGGTTTGCACCTGCGCGGCTTCAAGCTGCGACCGATACAACCCGACGAGGGCGTTCACCCCCGCGATCTGTGCACTGTACACTTCGATCTGCGCTCGCTGGACATCGGACTCGATCCGCTTGCCTTCCATCTGCGTGCGGTACAACTCCACCTGCGCAAGCTGGGCACGGACGCGAGCTTCGAACACCACACCCTCAGCGCGGTACGCCTCAAGCTGGAGATTCAGTTTCGCCACCTGCGCGTTGTACACCTGGATCGCGGCTTCGAGTACCGCCTTGGCCGCGTTCAGCGACCGCTCCATCACACTGTTGTGGTATCCGATCAGAATCTGTTCCAGCCCGCGGGCCTCGGTGATCGTGAACTGGCGGTTCTCGACGTAAAGTTTCGAGCGTTCCAGCATGATGTCACGTGATACCGACGATACCTTGTCCTGCATAGTCTGGTAGGCGTCATCCACCATAAGGCTTAACTCGCCCGGCGGGAGCGGGAACCCGCGCATCGCCATCGCACGGCCGGCGTCCTCGATCCGCGACAGCATCGCTTCGATCTCACGATCGCGTGCGCGGTTGAACAGCGCGATCTCGTCGGATACCTCGATGCCATACCCGCCGTTCTCGATGTCATTCAGCAGCTTGGCTTTCAGCGCGTCGAGCAGCGTGGACGAGTACGCTTCCTCGTAGAAGGCGAAATTGTTGGTCGGCGCGGTCAAGTCAATGGTCGGCGTAATCGCTGTGAACTCCGGGATGCTGATGCTGGGCAGCGACGGGAACGTGATCCCCGCCACCGTGGGGACAGCAGGCAGAGACACCGTGGGCGCTGTGGGGATCGCCGGGGCGGTGATGTAAGGCGCAGACGGTGCGGTGGGCAGTGCCGTGCTTGGCGCGGTTGGTATGTCCAGCACGGGAACGGACCCCGCAAACTCAGGGACCGACACTTCCGCGGGGGTATCGATGCTGGTAGCCGAGAACGCAGCGGGGGGTGTGGCCGTTATCTCGCTATCTGCGAGCGCGTCGGGGAACAAACTGAGCAACAGGCTCTGCGCTGCCGCCAAGTCGAAAGATATCGGGGGCGCGGGAACAGCGTTGGACTGCACGAAAAAAGTAGTGCCCGCCAGCGTGTTCAGCGAATCCAGGAACGCGTCAGCGCTGGCTATCGCATCGGCGGCGTATTCTTGCTGGGCTGCAATGATGTCAGTGACCGCCATAGGATGCCTTTTCGGAGTCTACACTATCATTATACCAAATAACCTACGTTTCCATGTGTCAAATGAACGCCCCGTGGAACCCGGTGTAACTCGCATCCGCCAAGGGGGACGACACACGTATATCGCCAGTGCTCAACCGGATGTCGTACCCCGCCAGATTCCCCGATTCCAGATCCGCCGCCGCGACTGCGTCCACAGGCGAGTCACCGCCTAGGGCTTCGGCCATGAATGCAAGAAGGTTCTGCTTCACGGCCCCTCCGTTCGGCCCCCCAGAGTACACATCGAACTGGTTTATCGTGCTCCCGTCAAGCGCAGTAGGACGGAACACGCCGACCAGCCATTCGGTTGGGCTTTTTATATCCACGACGAACTTAGACGACCCGTGCCCCGATACAAAAGACGGGTTCTCCGTATGTACCCGGCGCAGGGGTTTTATGTATCCTAGAGACGCTGCGGTTACATCAACCGCATACGACGTATCCCACGACGCGGCAGCCGAAGGGAACGTGTAGACAGTCTCGACGCCATCAGACGAAGCTGAGGTCCAAAGGGTAACAGACGGTACAGTCGCCGCACTGTGCGACACTGCGCTGCCGCCCGCCGCACCGGACTCTGTGAGTAGCACCGTATCTGACCCGTCGATCAGTATCCCTACAACCCGGACAGTATCTCCGTAAGCCCACGTGGGCGAACCCGGACTAAAGGTCGCTGGCGTGGTGGTCGTTTCGTAGACAAGCACAGGAACCGCCGGGTCCGAATAAACTATACGTACTATCTGATTAACCTGCTTGTCTTCATAAGTTCGGGTCTCCGACGTGTCTACTGCCACAATAACGGAGGACGACGCCGAGATTGTCGTAACGTCGAATGTTTTCGCATTCCCATCGGGGAGACTGATCCGTAGTTCCTCGGCGAGAGAAAATCCCCCAACCCCACTGCTATCCGAGGTGGAACTGCTATGCCCCACGTTGGTGACCTGTCGGAACACTTCGTATTCCGCCGTGGTGGTCACAAGTGTACCCGCCGCATCCATTGCCCGCGTCATGGGGTATGTCGCGACGGTAGTAGTCGTAATCACATCTTCTCGGCTCGCGGTCATCGTCGGAACGATACCAACGGGTAGGATCACAACGCCGGTTGGTGCGTTCGTATACGACCCGGTCGTGTGGGTCGTAGTGGTGCCGAACACCGCGTCGTTCAGTATCTCTGTAGCAACCGCCTGCGTATCGGCCGCGAAATCTATGGCAACAGAGAAGGCTTTTGGCAGAGCACTGGATGCCCCGCCGTATTTTTGATTCATTCCAAACTCGACGAAAAGAGAACGCCCGTCAGCCGATACCGTGTACCGCGGCGGTCCAACCTCGGGGTAACCACCATATATGACCCCGAACGTCAAGTCCCCGCCGAGTGATAAATCTGCTCCTGTGGACGCATCTATTAACTTGAAATATGGCCCACCAGTGCCGACGGCGAGCAGATCGCGCGTGTGCGTCTCGTCAGTGTCGGGGTCGGTGTACGTGTGCTTAAACCCGCCGTAGATAGTAGCTGACCCTGTGTACCCGATTGCCGCGGCGCTGCCGTTGCGCAAAAACACCTCGTTCCCCGCCGTAGTAGTCGCGACAGCCGTCACGGATGTATCCTCGCTACCAGGGAAGTGACGAACCGTCTCCGCCATAGCAGAGTATCCGGGGAACGCAGCTACTTCGCCTGTTTCGTAATCCACCTGTGCTAACTTGTACCCCGTCGGGAAAGTAATCGGCGACGCGGTCCCGATCCGCCGGATGTAAGGTGCGACGATGAATCCTCCCGCCTGAACCACTATCCGTATGTAATCGCGCCAATCGAGCCATGCGTTACCGATGCCGTATGCAGGCCAGTCATCTCGGGCAGTCAATCGTATCGTACGGACTTCAATGGTACCTGTCCCATCAGGGGCGACACTAATTTTCCGCCCAGACACGATGCCATGCAACGCGAGTACTGTTTTGAGTTTGCGCAGCAGGTACCTCGCGAACGGCACCCACTTCACTCCCCCCGTTGTCACATTCAGGGCTTCGGGCATTACTGAACCCGACGGCGGGATACAGTCGGGTAGGCCATCACGGCGCCAAGATCGAAGTCAGCGCCTGAGACGTTCGTGTACTCCCACTGCCACCGGACAGACTTCGGGCCTTTGCCTATAGGAACGCGACGCTGCTGGACCCCAGAGATCCCGTTCCAATCGAGGGCATATGTACGTGACCCCCCCTCGGTCGTGATCGTCTTGAACTGCGCGCCGCCGTCGGTGCTGTAGTCCACGTACAGACGCGGGAGTCTCTTAATATGCGAGTTGCCGAAGTTGTCCTTCCCACTTTTGACCGTCGAATCGATGGCTGTTGTGTTGTCCTGGTCCTGCGTACCGAGTTCGACTATGCCACTCGGCCCTGCGGCGAGTACCACGCCGTTGAACACCGTGTAGGAGTTGAACGCCCACTCGGAACCGTACTCGGTCAACGCCCCCTTGCGCGTATTCAGCACCCATGTCCGATACGCGCTCGCAATCGCAGCGCTCATCGTCGCCGTGGTGTACGGAACCGGCGCGGTGCCCGCGAACGTGATGGTGTACGCAGGGTACCCCGCCGCCGACATGATCGGCGTTGCGGCTTCCGCAAGCACCGTGATGACGTTACCGGCGAACGCCGTTGCCGACAGCCGCGGCACGCGGGCTTCCAATACCGCGGTGGCGATCTGCCCGGCGGCGAGTGCAGCGCTGAGACGCGGCAGAGCGGCGGTGCCCGCAGCGGTGATGAGTGCTGGGTTCTCAGCAACCGCTGAAAGTATCGGCGCGGCGGCGCGGGCGGTGACGGTTATGACTCGCCCGGCGGTTGCGGTTGCAACAAGCGTCGGGGCAGGAGCGGAGAGTACAGCAGTCTTGAACCCGAACCCGATTCTCGGGCGCGGCGCGGTGCCACTGAACGTAATCGCGGTCCCTGGGATCGCCGTAGCTGCCAGCGTCGGGACGGGGGCGGTTCCATCCACCACACCAGTGGGTGCTGCTGTACCAGCAGCAGCCAGTGTCGGCGCAGGTGCTGTACCTGATACGCCGCCGATCTCGCCGGTAGCGACGGTGCACGACAGCGTCGGTGCTGGTGCCGATATCGCCAACCCTTCGAACGCGACGGTGGCGACCAGCGTCGGCGCGGGAGCCGACACGGCAGCGCCGTTGGGGCCTATCACGAGGCGCGCGGTAGGCGCGGAAATCACTATCCCCGTGTCGCCTATAACAAGCGTGGGAACCGCGGCAGAAGCGACAACACCATCCGTGCCAGTGACTAGCGTCGGGGCAGGAGACTCCACATCAACCGTTATGTCGTTCTGGTAGTCGTCCCACCCCACGAAACCGGACGGGGGCGAATACGCCCATGCCGAATCGCCGAAGTTGGCAGTGACAACGGTGGAATTGTACTGAGACCCGTACGCGGGCGCCCATGAGCCTGTTATGCCTGAATACGCTTCGCCCTGGTCTACGCCGTTCTTCCAGAACGAGAGGGTGTACGTGTAGGAGTTGACACGCCAATATGATACAGAGTCACCTGCGGCCAACGTCGTGTACACGAAGGCGCCGGTAGGATAAACTGCAATACCACTAGCCGCGGCGACCCCCAGATATACATCACTGACAAATGTCGGCTCCCCCGTACCCCCGTCGACAGAGTACACCTGCAACGTATTTGGTCCCACACACGTAGCGTAGATGAAACCCCCCGCGGGGGCCGCGGCGAGACGAGAAGGACTGAGCGCAGAATCGGTGCCTGTGGTGCTGACAAGCGTCAACGCCCCCGTCGTCTGGTGGATGGAATACGTAGATATGCTCGCGCCGCCGTAGTTGGCGACGTACACGAACGCGTTACCGGGGTCTACGATGATATCTCGCGGGTCTGCTCCGGTTGCAACAGCAGACCCCAAACTAGCCAGTGACCCCGATACAGCGTTAACAGAGAACGCCGAGATAGTTGCGCTGCCGTTGTTCAACGCATAAAGGAACTTCCCGCCGCTGACTTCGGCAATTGCCATCTCGCGCGGGTTACTCCCCGTCGCGACAGACGACCCGACTGCTGTAAGTTCCCCGGTGCTCTGATTGATGTCGTACTGGGTTATTGTGTTGTCAAGATTGTGGGTTACATACAGCGTTTCATTATCGGGGTTGACAATAATGTCGTATGCGGTGGACCCGCTGGTCACCAAATCGGCCGCGACGTTGGTCAACGCACCCGTAGATGGGTTGACCGAAAACATCGATATTGAGTTGTCTCCCCCGTTGACGACGTAGACAAACTCCCCGGACCCTGTGACTGCGCCCACAACACTGTACGGGTTCGCCCCAGTGCTCGCAAGCCCGGCGCCAGAGAAACTGAGATCCCCCGTATCCGGGTCTATCGCCTCAGGGGTTATCGTATCGCTTTGAAGATTGGCGGCGTAGAAAAACTCCCCAGTCGCTGAAATATGTATACCGTAAGGAGAAGTCCCCAGTGAATTGGACCCGATGCTGGTAAGCACATGCTCGCCGCTGACGCTCTCCAGCAGCATGCTGATAACATCGCCATCAGTGAACGCGTCGCCGTAGTCTTCGAACGTGTTGTTGAATACTCTCTGCCCGACGGCGCCCGGCGCGTTGGTTGAAAAGTACACATACCCATCACTGGTAGTCCCGAGTTCGGTTGTATTATCAGTGATCGGAAAATCACTGTTCACGATCCCGATGTGCGGGCGATAGTTAGTCTGCGGCCCCGCGCCGGTGGACAGCGTGAACTCCGCGTAGAGGCTGCTCCCTTCCGCGTTATACTCAGTCGCCCGCACGTTCCCAATGAAATCAGACTGCGTGATAGTCGCAGTCAGGTCTCCGCTCGACAGGGTTACCAGTGCCCCCTTCGCGGACGGATCAAATGTGATGTAGGCCATGACAGGCTACCTAAAACGCGCCCCCGTACTACGCAGCACGAGAGCGCGCGTCATCGGCGTTACGCAGCAGGAATCGTGAACTGGAAGGTAGATATGGTCTGCAACGCCCCGTTCGTGACCGACGTGCTGGACATGTTCATATCGGCGCCAGAGGTCGCGATCGAGCCGTCCATGCGCAAGTACACCGCACTGGAGTCCTGGGTATCGGGATCAGCGACGCTGCCCTTGTACCGGAACCACCCGGCGGTCTGCGTACCCGCACCAATCGCGGTGCCCGACCACGTCTGCGTCGAATTCTTGGTAAACACGCCCGCGGCCGCGTTGTAGTCCATCAGCAGCCCGTTGGCCGCCGCGACGCCAGCGACCGACCCGCCGGTGCCAGAGCCAAACGTGGTGCTGGTTACCGCAGCCGTAGCCGTGGTGGCAGTGAACGTGAGCGTGCCGCTGTTCATCGTGGTGCCGAACCCCGGCAGCGCAGTCAGCGTAATCACACCAGACGAGCCGGTCGTTGATGCAACCACGAGGTTGTTGGCTGGGTTGCGGTTGATCTTGAGCGCCACCGCGTCCGCGGTTGTGTTATGGTCGGTCGTGTGGGTCACCGCGCCGCCGAGGATGTCGATGCCCATCAGCGTGCAGGTATCGATCGGCCCGCTCGTGGTGCCCGAGATAGTCAGGACGCCGGTGCCTTTGACCTCGTCGGTCTTGGTACCGCCGCCCGACGTGATGATCGCGAGCAGGGTACCCGTGACCGCGAGGTCGGGGGTAGCAGGCTGCGTGCCGGTGTAGATTTCGATCGAACCATTGTCGAATGCGTTCTTCCAGCTACCTTGAGTAGCCACGAAGTTTTGAAGCGCTGGTGCGAAGCGGAGGGCCATGATAATTACTCCCTGTTAGGTATGTTTAAGGGTACTACTCTATTGTATCACGCAGCCACATTCGCGGCGATCTCTGCGCCTTGAAGTGTGACGAGAAACTGGTTAATACCTCGATGCCGCCGAACGATCCCGGCGCCGCGATCCATTGCGGGGTAGGCGTAACGGGACTCGGTCAAGTTCACAAGTCTACCCCCCGGCAACCCGACACACAGACCGCGTTTCGACGCGAAGAACGCCGCCATCTCGCCAGTCGCCTGCCCGTCGTTAATCACCCCCGCGTCGGCGAACCACAGAACGCCGGGAATCACACCATAGTCAGCCGCCTGCTTATAGTCCCACGCTTCGGGCGTGTCGCCGGTCATCCACACGATCTGACTGTCGAGTCCCAACCACACGCCACCTTTGACGGGGGCGATCATGGTAAGCACGTCGAGGAACGGTACGGCCTTGCGGTAGTCGAACAATTCGGGCGAGTACGCCTCGCTCGGGTATAGCCGCGTGCCCTTGGCGACGAGCATGTACCCGTTGTGGTACGCGATATGGTCGCCCGCCGGCGGGGGTTGCAGAAACTGGGTGAGTAGCGGCGAGGCTCCTGCGCGCACCTCGTCAAGCAGGAACGTCGTGTCAGCGTTGGCGATGACCCCCACGCGGTACAGAGTCTCCCCGCCAACCGAAGTGGCGTAGATCGCCTTGTGTGTCACGGTTGGGTCAGTCGAGACTGGGATGCTGGTGAGCGATATCGCCCCCGGCGTGAACAGTTCCACGGACACGGCCTTGCCCGCCCCGCTTTCTTGCCCATCTTGTCGTAGGTACGTTACGACAACTTGATACTTTCCAATGCCGAGGGCTTGCGACGGCGTGTCGGCCAGGATATAGGGGGCGCGGTGCAGCGGGGCGAACCCCGACTGTCCGGCAAGGACGGTTATCGTGCCGAACGAATTGGTCAGGTCGGCCGACCCCGAATGCACGATCAGGACAGTCCCGTTCGCCAATACCTGCGTGGTAATATCCGTCCCGCGAAGGCCGATGATGGCCGAGGGAGTCATGATCGTGACCCGGGGGCTTACGATCAGGCCGGTGACGAAGCGGGCGATGCCTTGGAGCACTTCCACAACGATCGAGTCACTGGACGACTGATTGAACGCGACGTTTCTGATAACCAACTGTGAGTTTGGTTGGACCGTCAGGGTACTGTTGTCGGCGAGGCGAAGCGTGGCGGACCCGTTGTTGCCCGTCGTCACGGTCGTGCCGTTCGATAACGTGTCTGCTGCGGAGAGGGCCGAATCGACTCCGTCAATGGTTACAGTGACATCGCCAGACACATCGTCCGCGGTGCCGGCGGACACCGCTGTATCAGTAAGATACCGAACGATTACAATGCCGTCTTGTCCGGCAACAAAATCTCCCGTAGCCGTTCCTCCACCTCCGGGGCCATCCGATCCTGATCCACCGGACCCCGAACCGGCGTTAGAATAACCGCCGCCGCCGCCGCTATACCATACCGCCGACCCAGAAATAGAATTTTGCGACCCGTCGCCGCCGTTGCCCGCCGTACCGTAAGTATCAACCTCGTCAAGACCGGGAAGTCCGTCGGTTCCAGCGGACCCCATTCCGCCGCCGCCGCCGCTAACAGTGTCGTAATACACTGGATTTGTGTGCCCCCGCCCGCCATCGAATCCGATGCTACCTGTGCCCCCCAAAGCATAACCGTTTGGAACTGCCGCGCCGCCACCGCCGCCACAAGCACCGTCATTTCCTGTGCCCATATCCGCACCTGCCCCGCCCCCAACAGCAGTTGTGATAAACGCCGTATCCCCCCCGTTGGCATCTGACACGCCTGCGCCAACCGTTACAGATGTACTACCTGTAGCTTCAAATAAATGATCCGTAATGTATGAAAGTTCTCCTGCCCCGCCTCCACCAGTGATGGCGGCTCCTCCTGCGCCAACAATCAAGTAATCAATCGTGAGCGGGGCCTGCAGAACCTCAAAAGTCCCACTAGCTGTGAAGGTATGGATGGTGTAATCACCATCTGTAGTGACTACCCCGCCGGTCGCTAACGTTGTCACGCTGCCCCCAGCCCGGCGGTGAGCACGGGTGTCCCAGGCGGGGTGATCCCCCACGTCCGGTTAGCGTCGTTCTGGACGCAGCCGTACTCCACGCCGTTCGACCAGAACACACGATCCCCCACCGCTGCGTATGCAAGCGGGCGCGCGGGCGTGAGCCCGGTCCGCAGGGTGGTGGTCGTGTAATCAGGATTGACCTGCTTCAGCGAGTCCGACCCAACGCCGAGACACACACGCCCCGACGCCCACAGGTCACGGTCCACATTGGCCGTAACAGGAGCGGAATGGCCTTTTCTACGGCCAACGCCAAGTGAGTCGTCAATGTCGACGTTGGTAGCTGCTACCAGATCCTCGCGACCGAAGGACTCCGGCGCGACGTTGTTACGCAGACCTAGCCAGCCGGAGAACTCCTCCAACCCTTCGCGTTCGTCGATCTTGCCTGCGTATGCCATTACGACACCGCTGCGGTTGTGCTAGAGAACCCCCAACGCGACGAGCCCAGTTCGGCGCGGATGCGCTCTTGGCGGGCGAGCCGCACGGTTTCGTTGAACTCGGCGAGCAGGCGCCGGCCTTCCGTTTTTTGGTCGGCATCCACGTTGGGCAATGTCAGGGCCTTGCCAGCCGCGTAGTGGCACATCTCCATATGCCACTGCTCGGGCACCTCGGGCTCCGCATTCGTGTCGTCGAGCGTCAGGAACGTGATAGGCATGCGGGCGATCTTGAGGGACACCACGACGCCGTTCTGCGTTGACGTGGGTGTTGGGTACACGCGCAGTTGATGGGTACCTGCGTCCGTGGCGAAGGCCCACGTAGCTCCGGTCAGCGCCGTGTCCTCGCGCGCCGCAGTCTCCCCTATCTCGAAGGCATCGCTGCCTACGGGGCTTGGGTCGCGGAGCTTTATATCGGTCGTGCGGCCTAGCGGCGCGACCTGGGTCGACGGTGTGGCGTCCAGGATTCTCAGGATACTCGGGTGGGTGTCGTAGAGAGTCTTGCCCGTAGCAAGGACTATGACACCGGCGGGGGCTTTACCGTACTCTATAATACACCATGCCCTGCGTGCCAATATCCGCTGGGCTTCATTCAGTTGGCGAACAAGATAGGCGTCAGACCACAAATCGTCGTTGTCACCATCAACGAGCTCCGTGCGGTCATCAAGAAACTCCGCCGCTGTGTATTGCAGCATGTCCGCCAGGTTCATGACGGACCCCTACCGCACCAGCGCTGTCTCGCGAAGCTCCTGTTCCTTCTGCTCGGCCATGAACGCCTTGTACTCGGCCTCCGTCGCGGGGCCGTGTACGCGGTACGGGAAGCGGTGATTGGGGCGAAGGGAATACCCGCCGGTCGGCAGTTTCACCAGCCGGGCCTCGAACGCGAGCGCCAGGCAGTCTTCCACGAACGCGTGGGGCAGGATGACCTTCTTGCCGCGGGGCACGCGGATGGTGAACCCGCCGATGCCGAGCGGGACGTAGGTCGCGTCCTCGGGGTTCTGGCTTTCGAAGATTTCCACGAAGTCATAGACTTTGGCGAACCCGCTGGAGTCAGTGGGCAGATCAACGACGGGCTTCGTCAGTTCTTCGTTCTTGGCCGCGCGGGCTTCGGCAAGCAGCTTCGCGTAGACAGCGTCCTCGTCGAACTCCTGCGCTGCCTGCATCTCTGCCTTGGCGCGCAGTCGGGCGATGCGTTCGGCTGTGGTTTCTTCCTCTTTCGGTGCAGCGAACTTCTCGTTCTCTTGGCTCATGCTGTGCTCCTGTTAGGTGCGTTATTGGAGATAGTACTTGCGATTCGACATCTACGACGACTAAAGGGCAGATTCGCGCTTTAGCCGTCGTTCGTTGCGACTACGGTTCTACCCGATCGCGATCCAGTGCGCTTGCACGGAAGTCGCAATCAACGCGGCCGGGATGCTGACACCGCTGAACAGTTCGTTCGCGCTGTTGAGGCGCGAGTTGTCGGTATCGGTCCCGTTCTGCGTCTCGTACACGGTCCACGTATCCACCGTGCCTGAGTCGTATGCCGAGATCAGCGAGGGCATCGCCGATGCTTCGAGGGTCTGGTCGCCGGCAGCGGTCTTGAAGCCGTAAGCGTCGGCCATGCCGTCGGTAACTTCGTACACGAGTTCCGTGCTGGAAACATCCCAGATCTTGAAGTACCGCGGTTTCCACCCGAGGTTCAGGATGGATTTCTTGACAGTGCCGGTGTCCTTGAAACTGCCCGAGGCGAACCGCGCAACGTCGGTGGGGTTGTGGTTGCTGGAAGTAATGGTCATGTCTGTTGCTCCTTGATTGGGTTCAGTGCGAGGGGCCGAAGCCCCCCGCGGTTCGGGTTATTACAGCGTGACCGCACAGTGCAGGCGGTACAGCCAGTTATCGTTGAGTATGACCGACGTTTGCGCGCACTTCCAGCCGAGCGTGCCGCGTTGGTTAATCGGGTCAGCGGTGCCGGACGAACCCGGGTTGTGGGCGATCAGCGACATGGCGTTCGAGCCTTTCAGCGGCACGATACCGTAGGCGTCGGCCGAGATGTACAGAACCGAGTACACATCCGCGTATCCGCCGGTGTTGCGCATCGTGGTCGAGGCGCCGCCGTACACGCCGTTGGAACCCGCGAACGGGGTGTACAGGACGCTGCGGCAGTAGCGCACGTCTTCCACCGCGCCGATCTCGCCGGGGTACAGTTTGGTCTGACCTTGATACTGCTTGGCCTCGATGAACCCCTGCATGTTGCGAACGTCGTTCGAGACATCGGTGTGCATGAGCGCGACGAAGCCGGGGCTGACCGGTTCGGTGCGGAACGCCGCGCTGGACGACACGACTTCCGTGATCATCTTCGCACGTTGACGCAGCATCGCGGCGGTTGCCGTGCGCTGGGCGTTCAGTCCGATCGGCGTGTTGACCGTGGTGATACCACCGTTGGTGTAACCGACCTGCGTGCCGGCCTTGATCACGTTCCAGCGCAGGGTCTCGATCGTCTCTGCGGCCTGCTGCACACACAGCGAACCGTACTCCTGAAGGATCGGATCTTCGTGGGTGTCCAGCATGAACCCGCTGTAGGGGATGAAATCGCCGTACTCGGACAGCGTCGCCGTGTAGTCGGTGATGGTCGGCTTGGTGCCGGACGGGGTCACACCTTCGACCAGCGCGGTCAGCGCCAGCGACAGTGCCTCATACCGGCGGAACTTCGCGACTTTGGTCGACTTGGTGGGAAGCGGGAAGGTTTGTCCGAACCGCTCCAGAAGCATTACTGCGTCGTGGCGTTTCAGAAGGGGGGCCATCGCTTTCGCAGCGGTCCTCGGTGTAATGTCACCATAAACTTGTGGGTCTGCCATGATAGGCTCCTTTGCTCTTAGTTAAAAGACTACGTACTTCATTCGTTCCTGCCGTAGCCGCCCCAACTGTGGGGGCGAGCAAAGCACTTGTGCTACAAGACGGGGCGTTTCAACCCCGCCCCTTTATTACGAAACCTGACCAGTCAACAGCGGTGTCGCTACGTTCGAACCCGCCGGGCAGACCACGAAGCCACGGACGGCGTACACGTTCGATGCGATGTCAACCACTTCGATCCAGTCACCAATCTGCCCGCCGGTAGTCGTACCGTTGAGCGAGATCGTGTCGATGTCGCCAGCGGCGTTCGCTGTGTAAGAGACCGGCGTAGTGGCATCGGCGTCAGTGTTGATCACTTGCCCTTGGAACAGGTCGGAGGCGTCAGCCAGAACGATCGTGTTCGCCGAGGACGTATTCTTGACCTTGACAACGAAGTGATACACGTTGCCCGTGCCTGTCGCGGCAGGCAGCGTTGCGGCCGTGCCGCCAGTCTGGTCGAACGCGATGATGCGCCCGCCGTGCGCCGCTGCGGTCACAGCAAGCGTTCCCGCCGCTGCGGACACCACACGTGCGGACACATCGGCAACAGCGTTGATCTCAGCAGGGGTCGCAGTAACTTGTACCTCCGACCCGCTCGCGCCGACATGCAACTCCGTGGCCTTCACTACCCCGATGTTCACATCCGAGTTGGCAACCACAGCCTTATCCGCGGCCTGCGTGCCGTTGGTGATGCCATCCAGTTTCTCCATATCGGCTTCGTTCAGATCAGCGGAACCGATAATGAAGCTGCCAACCGCGGTAACTGTACCGCCGAAGGTGATGGCTCCGTCCGTGCCAAGGATCGCGGCCTTGCCGGTCGTGTCGTTGGCAGAAGTTGCAGCGTCCAGTACGTTGAGTTCCGCCGTGCTGGCGGTCGTGGCCGTGCCGGTAAGGTTCGCAGCGGCGACGTACCAGTGAAAGGCTGTGTTACACGCATAGAGCGCACGTGATCCGGCAACTTGAGTGAACGCCCCAGTCGTGGCGGTCAGCGCGTTGATCTGTGCGCCGGTGTTCGGATAGACCAGAAGGTCTTGGTTGGAAACGGTATTGATGACTTCAACCCGCATACCTTCTTCGGCCACCGGGAGAATGACGCCCACTGCGCCGTCGGCGCCGGTGACGAAGTTCGTGCCAGCGGTCAGCGCGGTCGCGTCGGTTTCATCCGACCCCGCCGCAGCGATGGTGGCGAACCCGATCAGGTCGAAGAAAAACTTCTTGACAGAGAAATCAGCGATTGATGCAGCAACGGCGAGTTTGGACAAAATGCTCATGACAATACCCCTTCAGAAAGGTTCAGTTGTGCATCAACGTATGGATACTCCATAGAATTAGTATGCCATACTTCTGATTAGTCTGCAATTCTACCCACCCATCTCCGCGACAGCCTCGGCGAAGGAACCGTCAAAGTCGTTGGGATCGGCAGTACCCTTCGGCAACACAGCGACCCGGCGCGAGTTGACCGGGGCCAGGTCGGCCCCATCCGGCTTGGGTTTCGCCGGGGCCGCTGGTGCAGCGGGCGCAGCCGGGGCGGTTGCCGTTGCCTTCTTGAAGTCAGTTACCAGCGCGATCACTTCTTGTGTAGTACCCGAGTCGTACACCGCCTGCGCACCGACCTGCGCGTAACCCGGCAGGGTCTTGATCCACGCGGGGACTTTGGCGATCACCTCGTCGTAGTCCGCGTGCGCGGTGTGGAGCGCGGCTGCGTGCTGTCGGAGCATCGCTTCTTCCGTGCTTTGCTCCACCGTAGCCAGGCGAGGCGCGACCTGCTTCAGTACGTCTTGCACCGCTTTGAATACTCGCCCGTTAAACTCGTGCTCGGTCTTTTTCAGGTGCGCGTCGATACCAACCCACTCATCGGGAAAGTCCTTGCGCGACTTCTCAATCGCCGTCTTCTCCGCTTCGTTGAACTCATACGGAGCGATACTCGCTTCGAACGCTTCTCTCGCGGTCTTGGCTTCGGGAGTTTCCGGGGGCGGTTCTTTCTTCGGCTCCGGGGCGGACACAGGTGCTGGAGCAGGATCAGGCGCGGGTGCCGGGGCAGGATCGGGCGCGGGTGCCGGATCAGGTGCCGGGGCAGGATCGGGCGCGGGTGCCGGATCAGGTGCCGGGGCAGGATCGGGATCGGGCGCCGGAGTAGCGGGCGGCACGGTTTCCATTTCAGCGACGATCTCGCCGAACGCGGTGTCAAAGTCGTCTACGACTGGGGTTTCAGTTGCCATGTGGTTCTCCTACGGGTTGTTTGTGCCTCGGGCCTTCGTCGATTAGTCTTATGAGCCACGCGACCTCCAGCGCGCGGCCTTGGTGCTGGATGAGCGTGTCGCCCACCTGCTCTGGCCACGTGCGGTTGATCTGGTCGCGACGAAGGTACAACAGGGAACGCAGGGCTTGCACCCCCGCTTCACTCCTGTTCAGATACGCCGTCTGCTCTTGATTGTACTGCTCCTCTTTGGCTATGCTCATTTGCTACCTCCTGTTGGTGCTGGTTTCTCTGCCTGCATGCGGGCGGTGTCGGCGGCATGCGCGGCGACCAGCGTCTTGGACTGCTCGTTATCCGCCTTCTGCCCCTTGGTCAGCGCGTCGATGATGACCTGGAACACCTCAGCGCCAACCTTGGTACCTTCGCTTGCCGCCTTCGCTTCGCGTTCGAGCGCCGTCGCAAGTTCGCGTTTGACCTGCGCAGCTACAAGCTCCATCTCGCCCTGCACCTGCGCTTGCTGCGCCTGCTGCTGCGCGGCTACGTTCTTGGCAGCAACGTCGTCGTCCTCGAACAGTTCGTCCACCGGGATGTCGTTCGCCTTCGCCGCTTCCTTGAGCAGCGTGCCCATCTTGATGTACGGCAGGTCACCGGGCTGCAGCGTCGCGCGGAACTCGTTCAGCGCCTGCGAGCGTACCTCCTTCGCGATCAGGCTGGTCGAACCTCTTGCTATCACGTCATGGTCACCGTCGCGGGTGGGGTTCGGATCATACTTGCGGTTCCACGCGACGAGCGCGGAGATCATGGAGATGGTGAACGTGTCGAAGTTACGCACCGTGTCGCGAATCGGTAGCGCAGCAGCGCCGAGGAACATTGAGGCGTTCTTGGACGTGCGCAGTGCTTCGCTCCCGCCCCCCGAGGTGTCGCCCAGCGACGCGGGCGGCAACCCGGACTCTTTATCGCCGAACCCGAGGAACAACTGCACAAGCTGCAACAGGTCGGGCAGGTGGCTGTCAATACTCAAATTTGCCACAACCGAAGACAACGGTTCGCCGGGGCGCATATCCTCTGCCTCGATCGTCATATGTTTGCGAATGGTCAAATTCTGCCCCGGTACAGTTTTCTCGCGGTTGAGAACAACCATCGGGCCGATCACCGACGCGTTATCCAGCGCCGCGCGCACGGTCTCGCACAACGACAACTGCGTGTCGCGCAACACGTCGCACTGGCCGTTGCCGAGGATGGACAGGTCATCGTCCTCGAACACGAAGTAATGGTGGTGCTTGATCTGCGACCCGAAAGGGGCGAGCTTGCACTTAATCACCGTCTGGTCGATCATCCACACGTTGCCGTGGAACATCTTGCCCAAGTCAGCATCAGAGATCGTCACCCCCGCGGCGCGAAGCTCGTGCCCAGTCACGTCCCCCCAGTACGAGAGCACTTCGAACTTGCGGCTCTCCTTGCCATACACCGACGTTTGCGCGCTCTTGGGCTCGCCCTTGATCTGGGTCTCCCACCACTGCGCCTGGTAGTTGCCATGATCGTTCTTGCGCAGGTACTCATCGACGCGGGCACTGATGAAGTCAGTCCGATCGGCGAGCGCCGTGACCTCGGCACGAGTCATGATGTACCGGTCGAACGATCCATCCTGCTTGTCGAGCGACACGGCGGTCATGTCGGGGTAGTGTTCCCACACGGGCTCGAACTCGAACATCGGTTTGTACTTGTCAGCCTCGACCGCAGTGTACCGGCCAGTGAACTGGTCCTTCTCCCACGTGCGGGACTTCACGGTGCGGTGCAGCGGACCTTTCAGGATGCCTACGTTGTAAATCACCGCAGAGCGCACGACCTTGCGCGCGAGAGTAATAAACTCCATTTCGGCGAGGTCATCAGCCACCTTGACTTCCATGCGCTCGGCCTTGCCCTTCGCGAACATGAGGATTGCCTTCTCGATCTCGCGGTCTTCAAGTTGCACCTGCGCCGGGTCGCCGCCCTTCGCAGCGACGAGGTCGTCGAGGACTTTTTGCAGGTCTTCGGTCGAGAGGTCGGGCAGCGGGGATTCTTTCACGCCATAATTGCGCTCCGTCATCGGAAAAAGAAGTTGCATCAGCCGCGCGATCGTGCCGCGCACCATCCAGGCGGTCATCTTCGGGTATGCCTTCGATTTGTCGCTCGGGATCTTCGACAGGATCTCCGGGTCGTATATGCCCCGGACTTGCCGAAGGTTCTTCAGCCATCGTTCCTCGACGGCCTTGCGATCCGTGACGTAAGTGGGCCACACGCTAAACAGGCGTCGTCCGAGTTCGTTCAGTCGGGGTTCGTCGAGGGTAGGCGGTTGGGTGATGTCCATGATGGTTCCTTATCTCGGCATGTTATAGATGTTCGTCGCGGGTTGGACCTCGATTGTACCGCGTTCTTTCAGTTCGGCTTTGCGGCGGCCGCCTCGTTCGAAATACATGCACCCGTATTCGCAAGCCTCGCCAATATGCGAATGCTCGTTGGTCTTATCAACCTCAACGGTCGGCCGGCCGTCTTTGAAAAGTTTGAACATATACCCGCCGGACAATGCGGCTATCAGCGCCTCGGCGCCGGGGTCAACCTGAAACATCCTACGCCCATAATCTCCGTTACGCGACAGAAAATAGTCGAGCGCCCCCTGCCGGTGTACTGGTGCGTTGGACCATGCGAATTTTATTTTCCCGAGCCCTTTTTTCGCATACCGTCGGAACACATCCGCGCATGATGTTTCATCTGACTGGCTTCCAGTACTCCCGCTCGGGTCACCCGTTACGAACACATCAAATCCGTCGTACTTGCGACGCAGCAAAGGAAGCAGTTTCTCCTCGATAGCCCGCTCTAACCCCATGCCAAACGTGGCGATGGCATCAAACACAAGAACTTGACCGAACGCGTTCTGTTGCATCAAACAGATCGCGGGTGTTAATCCAAAATCCGCAGACACGAGTAACAGATTATTTTTGTCCGGTACCAGCGGGGCCTTCGCAACATGCGACCCAATATCGAACAACGGGTGCACAGGTTTGCCCCCCTTTGACCTGCCATACTCGCACATAACATACGTGCGAATATAATCCGTCGTTTTATTCTCGATAAGATTCGGGTAGTACTCCGGCGGCAACCATTTCAGATTTTCCGCAGCAGGATTAACTGCATACTCATTGCCGGGCAACCGCAGCATTGCCGGCGGTTGGATAAACACTTCCCACTTGTTGTTTTTTGGCTCCGCGGGGTCATCTGGGTTTCGTCTCGTCAGCATACTGTGCCAGTATGACCCGATTTCAGGCATGTTACTGTCACCCCATATTCCGACCCATGTGGGGCCGCCCTCCTCCATTCGCGGGTACCGACCAATCCGGCCATCGAGCGCCTCTACGATAGCGCGAGGGATGTCGCGGAACTCGTTTAGGTAGACTCCCGTTAACTCGTACGAGAGAAGATTTTTTACATCGTCCTCCGTATCAAGCGGGAGGAAAACGACCTCGCACAAAATGTCGTTCTGCTTGATGTGATATGTGTTCGTGAGCCCGTGATAGTTACCGAGCGAGCCGTTCGGGAACTGGTCGAACCAAGTTTTCATGGTGGTCGAGCGAAGCTGTGGGCGGGTTTGGCGCACCACAGCAAAACGAGTCTTGCGCATGCCGTCGATCGATGACGGTGCCTGCATCGCAGCACGGCGCGGGATGTCAGTCTGCGACCCTACTGACTTTCCTGACCCGAACGGACCAAGGATAAAACGATGTCGCGCGTTACTCTGCATGTACGCAGACACAACAGGTGGGAACTCGCGATTGATATTCAGCACTACTCCACCCCCCGCCCCGTCGCCGGCGTGACTTCCCACTGCGTAGCAGCAGGGTACACTGCCTCGCGCCACGCTTCGTGCTTGGCCCACATCATGCCCCACCACTCGGGCGAGTGGTACTCCGGTTCGAGTAAGTACGGCCGTGCGTCTACATACTCACGGAACGCCGCGTTGTTCCTGTTCGCGAATCGCGCTTCCAGAACCTCGATTGCGTTGATGCTCACGCTCTCACCGCCGCCGTCGAGTGTTCGAACCGCGACCCGTCCATTCTCTCGAACTCGAACTCAGTGCCTTCCTCGCGGATCACGCGCACGAGGTCGCAGAAGCCACGCCGCACCTCGGGACCGCAGATGACCTTCGTGATGTCGAACCCGTTCGCTTGCAGGTGGGCGGCGAGCGCGGCGCTGGCCGGGCCAGAGGTACAGCGGGGGTGGATCAGGATGCGGGCCGAAGTCACAGCGGCACCCATCTATGACTGAATATCACCCAGCGGTACAGCCGTTCCCACCAGCGAGGACTATTGAAGGCTGGCCAGCAGCGATTGTCGGCAGCGACCCAATGACCTTGAATAAGGGACGACTTCATTCCGCCGCCAACTGCGCCGCGCGGAAGAATATGCCAGCGGCCTCGGACACTGTGTTCTCACCCGTGACCGTGTACTCGAACCCTCGCGGCGTGTTCACGACCATGGCGAAGTAGAGCGTGTCCGGGTACTCCTTCTCCCAGCGGGCGATCTCGGCACGGGCTTCGTCGAAGGGGGACAACACACCTACACGGCGCAGTTGAATCGGCTCGTTCATATGATGTCCCCGATCTGGCCCTCGGCGGCCATGCACTGCAGGAACAGCGCCTGTCCGATCTCTGCGGGCGAGCGCTTGGACGCATGCACGGCCTCCATCGTCTTACGCAGCAGCGCTTCCATCTCGGCAGGCAGACCTTCGTTGGCCTTCATGACGTAGGCGATGTGCTTATCGCGGTTGGCGCCGATGTCACGGACCTCCGCGGCACCCTGGGCGAACTCGCCGAGGGACTGGCACTGCTGCGGGGAGAGTTTGACCGCCGCGGCCGAGAGCGGAACGGACAGGGCGAGTGCTGCGAGGATGCGTAGGATCATGGGGTTCTCCTTGGGTCGGGGTTAGGGTTGGTTGGCTACTTTCCTTCTGGTCTCTTGTGCAATCCAGCGGCCACAATCAGCGCTGCCACATCATCGAGGTGCAAGCAGTCGCACATGCACGCGCTAATGACGGGTCCGCCGATAATCGACGCGATGCTGCCGTTGCAAAAATCATTGCCTGGTGCGGCATCGAACAGGATACCGATGCCATTGATGTTGACAGGGCCACTGCCATAGCCAGCCAGTGATACGACCTTGTCACCGTTCTTTGCTTCCCTTCCGTTGCGATAGTGCATGTCAGTTCTCCTGTTCAATTGTGATGGGGTCGTGCGAGGATACTACCTGTTGTGGCGCTTGCCCCGAGAACGTTATCGAGAGCGTTAACCCTGATCCTGCGCCTTTCGCTTCATCTTTCTCCTTCGGTTCGTGCCCGGCGAGCTTTGCCGCCCACTGGATCAACTTCCCACGTTCCGATGTGGGCGCCAACGGGTCGGTAACGATGTCATGCGCGTAGGGCAACCATTCCTCGGCGAGAGCTTTTATCTTGGCTTTGAAAGTGACGCCGTTTTCCCGGAGGTCTTTCGTTACCCGTTCGAGCAGCAACACAAACGCAGGGCTCTCCACCAGCAGCGCAGCCTGCTCCGGCGGGTAATCATATGCTCGGAAGATCGCTTCGGCATCATCCATATTAAGCGCGAGTTCAATTGCCAGTCGCTCGTGCTTCTGTCGGTACAGGTCAGGGATGCCATCCAGCCGGGCGGTTTGACGCGTCTCGCTGGGGGACTGGTCGGCGGGGATAAGATCGGTCATGCTGCGTCCTCGACCGACTCTATGAACACCTGAACGGTATCCGCCTCGTAGTCCTGCTGCGCGATTTCCCGCTCGGCTACCGCCACCGAGAGCCACGGGTGGCGCCAAGGGCGGTCGGTTTCCAGTAGGCGCATCGGTATTCCGAAGCCGGGGATGAATGAGTTCATGAGAAAATTATGGCACATCGTGGCGGGGTTGTCAAAGGTGTGAAGGGATTGACAGGAAGGGTTAGGGGGCGGGCGGTAAAATTTTGTGCGAAGGGATTGTCATGTTAGTGATCACTAACTTCATAATTTCGGGCGGTCGTGTGTGAGACAGGGAACATACAGGAGGGGGTCGCGAACCCCGCCCCCCAACCGCCCGACCGCCTAGCCGCTTGGCAGAGAAAAAGCTCGGCTAGCTGGCGCGCGACCGCCGTACCGCTTGGCAGGAAAAAAGCCTAGCTGACCGGCCCAGGGCGCCGCTGCAGCACTGCGGCAAGGCGGGCAGCCGGGCAGCCGGGCGTTAAAAATAGTAACGATTTGGCAATAGTAATGACTAACGCTGTAAGTGCCTGAATTGATGCGGTATGGCAGCGATGTAGCAAGGCGCACGGCTAGCATTAGTCATGACAATATCGTTATTCGTGATAAAAATCAAATAGTAAGTATTAGCCGGCCAGGCGGGTAAGCCATTGATTTACAAGGAAAGCCAGTAAGGGAGATATCCAATTAGTCATATATAACTATTCATTACTATCATTTATACGTTTTTAAATCTACACTCCAATTTTAAAATCTCGACTTTACTATCGTTATTATTTTAGTGCTTATAAATAGTAAGATAAATCAATTCTAGCTCCTCAGCGCGCGTCTGTACTCAAAAAGCCGCTTTAGTGGCATCAATCACTAGTTATATAAGACTAATTCGGCCGCTAAAAAGCCTAACAGCCTGAATCCTCGGCTTTATTCACTCGTACTGATTAACCTTACCAGCGCCATAAATTTTGATTAATCACAACATTGTCATAACTAATTAGCGCTCGTTTTGATAAACTAATCGCCAAAAACAAGGAACTATTGCTAGCCTGCTGTGTCTCACTTACTCATAACCGCGGAGACAACATCATGACCGATACCATTTACTGCCTTTGCTGTGGGCATGAAAAGCCCGCCACGGACTACTTACCGCAGAATAGTATCTGCATAATATGCGCATCGCGGCCGTCTAACCAGGTCGCGCTAATGTCGCGTGAAACCCTGCAGCGCGAGCTTGCCATATCTAACCACACAAAAGCCGGTCGCAAAGCGGCCAGAATCCAAGCCCGCTTGGATCGATATGCTACCGCTGGCAAGCGCTGCAGTAGCTGCCACCACCACAAGCCGGCCGCTGACTACAACGCATGCGCGCCGGCCAGTGACGGCTTGCAGCCTATCTGCCGGTCCTGTAACCAGCTACGCGTTACCAGCGTCAAGCAAGGCGGACTAGCCCTGTGGCGCACTGTCCGCGACGCCCTGCGCGCGACGGCGCCAGCAACATGACGCCCCGCGCGGGCACATAGTGACAATCCACGGCACTTAAGCAAGCGCCATGCCACAATGCCCGAAAGCGATAAATCCTAATCACAGCAATGGGTTAATGGATAAATGGGCAATCTGGCACGGTCAATGCTCTATATCTATCAGCAGCAAATGATTGGCACCCTCCCTGGGTGCGACGGTTACCGGCTACCGATAAAGCCGCGAGGCGCAATCATGAACAGCTATCAATTCTTCCTCAAGCACGCGGGCTACTCTTACGACCCGAAAACACAGACGCCCATGCAAGGCCGCGTGCAAGGCGCCCGCCGCCTTGCTGCAGCAGAGCGCAAAGCGCGCGACGTGGGTTACTCGTTTCAATGGTCTGCTGATCCTAGTTGCCTTTCATCCGACTGGATAGCAGACGACGAGGACGGCGGCCGGAACTGTGACCCGTGGCATACTTGGCAATGCGCGTTACGCGGTACCGGCGCCACGTTCCAAGGGTCGTGCGGCGCAAGCTTGCACGGCATAGACTTCGGTCGCGACGGTGAACCATGGGGTAATCCGTATCGGCGCGTAGTTGAGGCCGAACTGGCGCTTGAAGCACTTGACCGCGAGGGGGTGCAATCATGAATGCCTATATCTACCAAGCCGCGTTGCTGTGCGAGCGTTGCGCTGGGCAAGTTAAACTTGCGCACCTCCTTGCTGGCACGGCGCCGGCGTATCCGGCGGATGAAACAAGTTATGACTCAGACGATTACCCTAAGGGACCATACTCCGACGGCGGAGGTGCATCAGATAGCCCACAGCATTGCGACCACTGCAGCGCGTTTCTGGAAAATCCGCTTACGTCTGATGGCTGGGACGCCGTGCAAAGCGCATGCATCGACGATATGCGCGCGGGACGCTTGCCAAGCGTAGCGCTAACGGAATGGGCAGCATTCTACGGGATCAAGGTGCAATCATGAAAATTCAACCGGGCGACTACTGCGAAGCATGGATCAATACTTGCGCCGACGGCACGCGCGAATCGCACCACGTTAAAGCCCAATACGCGCCGATGGCACACCATTTGGCCGGACTGATGTGGACTGCCAGCGGGTACGGCCGGCGGATACCTATGCGCTATATGGTGCAATGGCAGGAGCGCTGGCGCCGCGTCTATTACTGCAGCATGAGCAATGCGGGTACGGCGTACATCGGCAAACTTTCGGACGGCATAACTGTTCAGGAGATTGAAGTTAACTAGTCTCAATTCTCGGGCAGTGGACCTGCCCCGGAATTGTGATTAAACCGGCCGAGGGCCGGCAGTTCGGGTAACAGTTTCCATATCAAGCGGGCAGGAGTAACCCGCTTCAATCTGGGAATTAACCGCCGCCGGGCCGGCTGACCGGTAACTGATAGGAGAGTAACACCATGACTGCAAGACAAGATACAAACGAGATCCAACGCAATCTAGAGCGCCGCGGTATCGCGCTCCCGTTCTCGGAAGTGAACACGCTACGCCGCGCAGAATTGACGCTGCACCGCTGGGCGGAATTGGAATGCGGCGACGGGAACGACTACGGTTCCTGGGCAATCGAGCGCGACGAAACGACCGGCAAGCCTTACATGGTGCGCCACCATTACCGGCACGGCGCAGGCAAGAATACCGTAAGCCGTACCCGCATCCCAGACCGCGAGGCCGGCGCACTGAAGCGCGTCGCGGCGATCTGCAAGGAACACGGCCTGCACTTCTACCACCAGACCGATCCGCGCGGATGCGCTCTGTACATCAATAACGAGCCTATGCCTGACTTCAATTACAATCGCGGGGTGGCGGTATGCTAGCCACACAAGCCCAAGTCCGCGCGGCGTTCTGGCGCGATCTGAACGAAACCGGCACAATCTACGCGCGCAAGCCCGGCAAGACGCAAAACGACTACCCAGCGGACGTGCGCATGGCCTGGTGTGACTACGTAGACATGCTCGCCCGGTCCGGCGAGATCAGCGAAGCGCTGGCGCAGCGGGTGACACTATGAACCCCGATGACGCTGTCCTATTCGCCTGCGCGCTCGCCGTGTTCCTCGTTATCATCCTGGGCGGATAATGCGCGCCTGGGCTATTCTAACCCGCCCGCTACCTGTGCCGATTGGCGTGGTGCGGGTGGTGTGCTGGCTGCTGCTGCCACTGGCGTCTATCGGCTACGCATGGCTGGTGCTGGCGTAATGATTGAACCTGTTTATTGAACTCGTTAACTCGTTCGTGGAACTTTCCCGCAGTCCAACAGTCATAGGAGGTAATTATGCAAAATACCATTTATTCCGGTAAGCCCGTGTGTACCGTGCACTTCAACCGCGAGGCCGGCGCGCGAGGGGGCCTTGTTACTGCCGCCAAGCAAGCGCCCAAGGGGGCGTTAAAGCTCACCGGCTTACCCGTCCCGGGGGCGCCCGGGTACAGGCCGGGGCCGGTCAGCGCCGCCGCCGCGCGTAAGATCGCGGAATGCCAGCCGGGCGGCGCCATTATCGTGTGGCAGGGCGATGAAAAGTCGCGCGAATTCGCACATGTGTACTCGCGTCCGGCTAAGGTGGCGACATGAAAACGAAACCGATTTACGGCTGGCACTTTGTAGGCGAAACCCTGCGCGACGGTAGCCCGATCCCGCCGGACGGCGAATGGCTGGAATATACGGGCGAAGTGAGGATGTGCGAAAGCGGACTGCACTTTTCCGACACGCCAGCGCACGCGCTCAGGTACGCGCCTGGCCCGGTGCTGTGCTACGTGGAGGTTGAAAATGTAGTCCAGCGTGATAACGATAAGGGCGTTTGTTCTCGCCGCAGAATCATAGCGCGCGGCGACGCAACCGAGGCGCTGCGATATTTCGCCCGCATGCAAGCGTTATCGTGTGTTGACCAGTGGGATGCGCCGGACGTTGTGCTTGATTATTTGATGGGCGACGAAACCTTGCAAAGCGCCGCCTGGTCCGCCGCCCGGTCCGCCGCCTGGTCCGCCGAGTCCGCCGCATGGTCCGCCGAGTCCGCCGCCTGGTCCGCCGCCCGGTCCGCCGCCTGGTCCGCCGAGTCCGCCGCCTGGTACGCCGCCCAGTCCGCCGCATGGTCCGCCGCATGGTCCGCCGCCTGGTCCGCCGAGTCCGCCGCCGGGTCCGCCGCATGGTCCGCCGCCGAGTCCGCCGCCTGGTACGCCGCCTGGTACGCCGCCCAGTCCGCCGCCGGGTCCGCCGCCGAGTCCGCCGCCTGGTCCGCCGCCCAGTCCGCCGCCTGGTCCGCATTCGACGAACTGGTCTATGAATGCTTTGAGGATGTGATGTTATGAAACTCCACCACACCCTAGCCGTAACCGCCGCGCTGCTGGGCACTTCAGCAGGTAGCATCCTGCTCGCGGATGAACTGCGGCAGCCCCCGGCGTCGCTGCACGTCACAGCCTTCCGCTGCCCGCCGGCACTGGCCGGCCGACCGTTCCTGTACCAAGCGGAGGAACACATCAACCTGTTGCGGCCCGGCACTGTCCGGCTGGCTTGCTACTATCGGAAGGGGGTGACCGCATGAAGTTCCCATTTGATTCTATGTATGAAGCCGACGAACGTGGGCAGGAGATTTTTTACGCCCTTGGAGATGCGTACTCCCCGCCGCCCATATTCCGACATGGAGAATGGGAACTTGTCGCGACGCTGCCCAAAGAATCGGCTACCAGCGACGGGTACGAGACGCGCGTGTATGAATGCCGGATGCCCGCGCGGTTCTTCAAGGTGGAAGCAGTAGCGGATACTGATTACCAGGGGGTACCCCGGTCCGGTTTCGCGTTATCCACCGGCAGCGGTGATAGGCAGGGGGAATTAATTGCAGAAATGGCATTGGCCATACAACGCGGCATGTTGGGGATAGCATCATGACCCGCCAAGCCGAACGCCGCAAAGATGAGGGCTCATGCTGGAACGACCGCCGCCAAGCCGAACGCCGCATATCGCCCGCCATCGGTGAGTTTGCCATCCTACGCACACCCACCCTGTACGCCGAGATCGACCGGCTGCGCACCATCAATGCGGAGTTGGTAGAGGCGCTGCACGATCAAATCCGGCCGCGCGCTAAAGGCTGGAAAGTGGCCGACTGGGATATTCGTGATAGTCAAGCCCACGCCGCAATCGCCAAGGCTACGCAATCATGAGCCTACACGATCTCCCGCCTGCCGAGCGCGCGGAACTCGAAGCCGCGATCGAGGCTGACCGCATCAGGTTCGAGCGCTGGCGCAGCATCCACCGCCGTCGACCTTACACCGAGCCGTCTGAGTTCGACGGCTGCCGCACGGTGGAAGACGATCGCCTGGACGATCCCAGGCACGGCCAAGCCGAATCAATCAACAGGGGGTACTGATGGACACCGTCGCATGGGTTGTTCTTGCCATTATGGTCGCCGCGGTTGTGCTGCCGTTCTGGTGGATGACGCGGTAATGCTCGATCCTACCCGCATGAGCCCCGACGAAGCCGAGCGGCTATACTATTCGCTGGGCATGCACGATATCGCTGACATATACGCACAAGTGGCGGATGTGGCAGCCGAGCGCGATGAGTTGGAGAACGAGAACGAGAGCATGGTCAATGCTGCGACCCATGACAAACAAGTCAAGCTGGTCGAACACCTGCAGGACCACATCCGCAGCGCCAACACGGCCGCCGATGCCCTGTATGACTACATTGAAGCCGCGAAACCGCTCAACCGCCAGAAGTTAAAAGACCTTCTGACCGCAATCGAACTCGACCCGGACAGCGAGCCATGAAAATTATGTTAGGTAGTGCCAAGCGACTGGGCGGTTTTGCAAGATGGGGAATGCTTGCCCTATGTTGCATCATTGCCCTGTTCAGTGGCCTCTACATCCCAGCCAATTATTTCCTCGCCACTGTAGGAGGGTTGACCATTAAGGAAGCTAAATATCGTCCATCTGGCTTGATCAAATATGTCGATATAGTCAATTCTTCCAGAGATAGTAATCTTATCAACCCCATGTTTCAGTTTTTCAAATTCGTCTTCAGTGCGCGGAATTTCAGCGTAGTGCCTCCATACAGAATTTGGCATGAGAATGCTTTTCCCGGTTTTCCAAATAGAGTAATCGGTAATATGTACATCATCGGCATAGGTCATCACCGTCATTTTGTCTGGCCGAAAATCAACTCGAACGCGAGTTTCTTTTGCCATTGTCTTGCCAGTATTTCTGATTTCTATTTTTGCGAGCACACGGCCGGGCAGTACCTCTATAGACGCAGCAGCAGGTGCGACATAAGCCCGCAATTCTTTGCTGGCAGTGTCTTTCATGGTATCCACGGTCTTCGTAGCGGCGTCAGCGGATTGCTTAGCAATGTCCAACGATTCCCGCATATCGTCAGATTGCCTTTGGGCCATGATAAAAAGGCCGGTTGTTGCCCTCCAGAGAGTGTAAGTAAAGGCAGCAATGGCGATAGTCGAACCAACAAGAAAGAGCTTCTCAAAAACAGTGAAAAACTCGTTCAAACGCAGAAGGAGCGCGAAAATGTTGTTGGCGGTTTCTTGCTTGTAGTGCTGATCGCCGGCGTATTCTGGTATTTTGTACAAAGAACCGGAAATGAACTCGGTGCACTGAGGGATAACAAACATCACAAAGATCAATGACGCAACTATCCAAATACGTCTTTGGGACGGCGTTAGCATGCGTGTATTGCTGTGCTGAAAATGTCAGGATTCATGCGGGTCATTCTAGTGGAACACGAATTTATAATGCTAATACTGCCTGTAGCATTTTGGGTGTCAACCGGATAGGCATGGTACGAATAGAAGCAGTAGTGCGGTAGCCGTATGGCGCATAGGCGCATGGAGTGCAATAAGGGTGGCCATTGCACAAAATATGCTTAATTATCAACTTGTTGAGTGCAATGGGCGCATGGGGGCATTATGCCACGTAAGTCCTTGATATTTATGAGTGCAATAGCGCATGGGGCCTATATAGATGCATGGAGCAGCATTGCACTGCCCCAGCAAGTGCAGTTGGTGGGTCGTATTCACCACCACCAGAACCCGCTCGCGGCGAAGCGCGTGGCAACCGGGGAGAAAACGGGATGAACGGGTACGGAAACAGATTCATTCGGGAATTACGGCAGTGGTCAGCCGAACGGCACGCCGCCGCGGCCGCGATACGCGCGCACAACTCCAGACCGCTCGAACAGAAGATACAGGACTGGTATGCCGCACTACCTCCCGAGGAACGCCGGACGCAGTACACAATGGCCGAGCTTGTCCTGATATTCAACGCCGCGCCTGGCCGCATCGGCGCGGGACTACGCCCTTGACGCCGCGCTGGCGATGCTGGACACTATCGAACGGCGGG